ATGGATTCTCTGGTATCTTTGGATTTATCAATCCATTGAGGCATGCCTACTATGGTGTTCATAGACAGCGGCCCCATGTATCTTTTTAATACGGGGTGAAATTTAAAATGTCTTTTCAAATAGGTCATCTTATCTAACGGTTGAGTAGGCGCTACAATAGGTGTTTTATCACCATTCGTGCACTCCATACCTAGCGAAGTAAAAACATCCCTATATGAAACTAAATTTACATACGGTGCTAATTCTCTAGGCACTCCAAATACTTTATCGTCGCCAGTGGCAGAGGTCTTTATTTTCATAAATTCCTCAACCGTGGCATATGGTTTGCTACGATATAGTACTAAAGCGTCCAAACCTCTATTCACTAAGCTATTCAATAAAAAGGTTAACCAAGTTCCACTTGGCAAACCATGAGTGGTTAAATATAATTCATCTGCGACTAAGACCAAAGATCTTACTATTGTTGTTATTAAAAACTTTTCCATATAAGCATACTCTCCGTCATACTGTTCAAACATCACTTCCATTATTGCTTCCATAATTAACGCTACTAACGATCCGTCCCATTTGGCGGCATCTATATCTCCTGTAATGTAGCAATCTCTCAAATTCTTATATAATATATCAAAATCCTTAAAAGGATTAAATCCTAGCCCTATTCCTGTTTGGTGTTTATTCTGTTTAAAATATTCCGCTAATTTACCGAAAATCTTCTTCGTAAACCAAATATGTGTTATTGGCATCACTCTAATGGTCCTCGGTTTATCGCGTTTACGTTCGTTTCTACATTCGTCGACTTTAAAACATTCTTTTGATAGGCAATCTTTAAGCGTATAAGTTCCTCCCTTCACGCGTTCCGCAAATTCTACTAACTCCTTTTTAAAAGTATCAGATATCGTCTTGCTCTCAAAGTCTATATAATTCTCTTTTCCCGGTATGTGGCCATAGCCGTTAGAAGAGTCCTTATTAATCTTACTAAAATCCTTGTCGCCGAAAGCGACCTGTTCGTCTGTTAAATCATTATACTTAGTTTTAGGCATAATCTTCCTAATACATTTCTTAATAAAC